GTGGTTGCGCTTTCATTGGTAGATATGAAACAAACGCAGAGGAAAAAAGTTGGAGCTTACCAAAAACTCTAGCTGAGTTAAAAGACATGATGAAAGATAACGAAGTATTCAAAGACTTAGCAGAAAGTTGGGGAGTTGATTTAGACTATGAACAAATGGAAAGCGAGGAAGAATAAATGACTAGAAAAGAAATACTTGATGAATTAAGTATGTCGGTGGCTTGTCTTTTAGATGATGATGGTTTTATCGTTGAGGACTATGTTGCAGATATAGAGCATATTCAATTATTAGTGACAAAACTAGAGAACTTAGAGAATCAAGAAGATGCAATATAAATACATTGTTTGGGTTGGTGGGGTTGATGACTACTACACCGACTTAGATCAAGCCATTGAACATTTTAAAGAATGGATTGAGAAAGGCTATGATGACGTAGCCATTGAATGTGTAGGAAGGAAAGCAAGTTTTAAATCTTAGATAAAACTTTTCTAATACTAGGCTCAAGTGAATCTTTGTAAGGTTGCGATAGCTTAAACAATGGCTCGACTTCTTTATAGTTAGTCACAAGCTCACGCACAAGCGATCCCGACCACAAGCACACTTCTCTTGTTTCAGGAATCTTAGCCATAATGAAATTGTCTTGACACAATGAAAACCTTTTTACATTCCAAGATATTTGGAAAGGTGAAAGTAATAATTGATGACCTTTTGCAATCTTCAGCTCACACCAAAAAGAAATATTCTTAGGCTCATGCAGGAACACGCCCAAAAGATCGGGAAGTCCAGGTGTCCCGTATGTTTCAATTCTAGTCCAATGAATGTTTGGAGTTATATCTTTAACGTTCTTCCAAAAAGTTGATTCCCTTCCTCGCTTTACGGAAGGGGTGGACATTCTTTTTTTTAAACCTCTTTGTGATTGTTTCTCTTTTTTCAACAATGCGTACTTCGTCTCCTTCGACAAGGCAGAGTCGAACACCGAGCTCTTTTTGTTTTGGTTTGAGTTTGTTTCCCGCACCGCCAACCGACTTGCCATTTATAATTCTACTTCCGTTGGAAGTTTTGATATCAAAGAAATGAGATCTTCCATTACTAGGATTGACAACAACAATATCTATTGGCCCTTGCTCACATGTATTGACAAAAACAAAATACCCTTCTTCAAGAAATTTGTTGATCGCTTTGTTCTGACTGATCGTCGCTTTGTATTGCCTGAGATCCATTTTCCTCCACACCACTGGGACTTTGATCAATGATAACGTTCTTTCTCATCTTGTCTAACAGATCCGTCACCTCTTCCAAAGACAGATTGTCAATAGTTTTATCCTTAACCTTATCTTTCTTATCATAAAATCCAGCAGCTTTACCTCTACTAATTTCTGCCATTAAAGCAGTTTTTAAATCAGGCTTCATATCATATTGAGCAACATCATCTGCACTAGGATTTTCGGCTCTCAAACCTAATTCATGTAGCCTTCTCATATGAGTAGCAGGAGATATTTTATATTTGTTCCATAAATCCTCTTGTAGTGCTCTTATGTAAGCATGAACTTTAGGAAATAACTTAGGGTTTTGAAGTTGAGAAGCTTTAGCTCTAGCAGATTTCTCAGGATAGCCAGCTAAAATAGCACATTCTCTTGCTGTTTTTCTATTCTCTTGAGCAACGTAGTGTTCAGCAAAAGAGGCTTGTTTCCCTGTAAGCCCGTCTCTCATTTCAGCTAATTCTTTGGTTAGCACAACAGGATCTCCAGGTTGTCTTAATTTCATAGTTAACTCCTTATAAGGAACATTCTATACAAATAATACTAAAAAAGTAAACAACATTTGATTTCCTTGCCTCTGTCTATGGTTAAAGAGAATAAGTTGTTCTCTTGAAGAATCATTGAGAGAATGAAGTATTTGTAATAACTTATTGAATTTACTATATAAAATAGGGTGAGAGAATGGAGAGAATGAATTTTGAGATTATTTTTTTTTTTATTTTTATTTTGTGTGTATGGTTCTCTTATAGTAAACTATTCTCTCCATGGTCAGTGGTTCGTGATTGTTTATCCTTTCGCAATCACAATGATTCCCTCCTTTACATTTTACTTTTCCATTGACCATGGTTCACTATTCCTGTATATTCTCCCATAGAAAGCATGGACATAACAATTAACGTTAAGACAAATGAAGGTAAGGAATATTCCTGCACCTTTATCGGTAGTAAAGAGAGGATCTTATCCTCAATGCAAGACTACATCAAAAAGAATATAGACCATCACGTCAATGTAGTTTTTAATAACGAAGAGGAGAAGAGTCAATTTACTTACCCAGAATTGTTTAGTCCCGCAGAATAGGAGAGAAAGATGAAAATAGACGTAAGATCAGAAGAGAGCTGTTATATAGAAATAAATGGTTGGATTATTTATCTTGATGATTCAACAGGAGAAATGATAATAGACAAATGGAAAAAATCTTAGAGTTCAAAAAGAAGCGTCCTAAAAGAGAAATCAAAGAGGATTCCTTTGTAGCAAGATTGCCTTATCCGATAAGCATTCATACATTAGTGGATTTGGCGGAAAGAATGGGCATTGAACACGAACATATCGTAATGCCTGCTCTTAAATTTATCGAACGGACAGTCGTTAAAGAAGAAAAGGAGAAACAGAAATGAACTATAAATTCGATCACATAGCAAAAAGACTATTAGAAGAGCATGGGTGGATCCGTGTTCCGTGGTTCATCCCTCAATCACAAGAGGTAAAGAAAGAAGATAAGCTTATTAGGTTAGAAAAAGCCATTAAAAGCAAATGAGATACGGTAGAAACGGAAGACTCTATCCTTTAGAGATGAATCAAAAGTCTTTGTTTTATTTACAGATGTTTCTACATCAATACAAAGATAACGGTCTTCGAGA